GGTCGGCGTCCTTGTCGAAGACGAACCGCAGCGTGCGCGCGCTGTTCTTCAGGTAGCTCTCGGCCGCGCCGCCGCTGACCTTCTCCAGGTCGACCAGGGCATTGAACCCGGGCTGCAGCAGCGGGATGCCGTCGAAGAAATCATCGCCGACGGCGCCCTCGGCCAGGATCAGGATGCGGCTCGGGTGCACGTCGACCCACTGCTCGGGCTTGCCCTGCGTGTCCTGGCGGTCGCTGGTGCGCATGCGGTACTGCCACATGGTCGGCTGGCCGAAGGTCTCGCTCGCGCTGTCGCTGTCCCACGCCGTCACCTTGAGCTGGTGCTCGTACACCGGCACCAGGTCGACCAGCCGCGACGCGCGCATCAGCGGCTCGCGCAGCGGCCGGCCGTCGGCCACGCGCAGGATCAGGCCGGCGAAGCGGCCGACCATGTTGCGGCGGTCCCAGTCCTGCAGCTTCGGCCACGCGCCCACGGCTTCGAGCGTGGTTTTCAGCCGCTGCTCCCAGGGCGTTTCCTTGTCGCCGGCCTTGAGCTTGACGCGCGGCCACTCTTGCCAGCACTTGTCGAGCACGTGGTGGATGGCGCCGTGCGCCGGGCCGCCGCGGAGGTAGGCGCTCAGCAGGCGGTCGGGCGTCAGCGTCTCGGGATACCCGAACTGACTCCAGGCCCGCGGGCGCTTCTCGTCGAGCGAGCCGTACAGCAGCGATTCGCGCGACCGTACGAGCGCGCGCAGGTCGTCGGCGTTGATGGTGAGCTCGGGCATAGGCTCTGCATGCTAGGAACGGGGTTCCGGCGCGGCCTTCCTAGCATGGCGCTTGCCAACGGGTGCCACCGTGGCCGAGAATCGCGCCTGAGCCCTCAAGCTCATGCCGTAAGCCCTTCGATGGGCACCGTGGTGGCACCCGCGGACGGCATGGCCTTGAGGGCTTCGTCGTTTGTGGCCGCACCCCGCGCGTAGCAGTGGGCCGCAAGTGGGGCCGCTCGGGAGGAAACCGCGACGCGACGACGCTAGCAAGCAACGGGGCAGATCCGGAACGTCGTGGGGCTGGCTGTACCTCCAAGCCCGGGGACTGCGCCGACTGCGCAGCATGGGGGTCCGCTTCGGCGGGGTGGCGCCTTCTCTCTGCCCTTCACGGGGTAGGGGAGGCTTTTGGGTGGCGGGAGGCTAGAACACCAAGCTCTGCGTCGGCCGCCGGATCAACCCGCCGAGCGCGTACCGGCTGGCGTCGATGTAGTGGTTGTGCGCGTCGACGATGATGGTCGTCGGGTCGCCGGTGTTCTTGTCGACCTTGTAGCTGTAGAGGCGGGCCTCGTTCAGGAACGCCGTGCAGCGCGGATGCACGACGATCTCGGCGTACCCGCGAAGGTGCGCGATGCCGTCTTCCACGCTGCCCGCCCACTTGTCCACCGGGATGATGAGCGGCAACGCCTGGCGCCGGCCGTTGCCGGTGCTCTTGACGTGGCTGATCGTCTCCGGCCGGGCGCTGTCGGCTCGCACCGTGTGCTTCTCAATGCCGGGCAGGCGCTGGATCATGTACGCGGCGATGTCGTCGTTCTCCAGGCCCGGCCGCCCGGCCTCGTGCTCGACGTAGAGGCGCCGCTCGTGCGTCCAGAGCTTGACGCCGGCCGTCGGGTCTTGGCTGAAGCCCCAGTCCAGGCCGAAGTACGGGCCGCCCCAGTCCGGGCCCGGCGTGAACTCGCGCACCACGTACTTGCCGGCCAGGATCTGAGCGTCGCTGTTCTCGCGGTAGGCGCCCTCCCACGACCAGCGGTAGGTGGCGTCGTCCAGGCGCTCGCGGTCGGCCAGCCGCTCGGCCTCCAGCTCGGCCGGGAACCACGGGTTGTCGCCGTAGTTCATCTCGACGATCTTCGACCCGGTCGCCTGGTGCTTCCTGAAGCGCTTGTCGGTGGCGCTGCCGTCCTTCTCCGGGTTCCACGTCACCCAGATTTCAGAGCCCGGGGCGCGCACGGTCGGGCCCAGCTTCGTCCAGGCGGCTTCGCTGACCGGCTCGGCCTCGTCGATCCAGGCCACCAGAATCGGCGACTTACCCTTCAGGCTGTCCAGGTTGTGGCGCAGGCCGGCGAAGGCGTAGTGCACGCGGCGGTTCTTGGTGCGGATGAACTTGTCGCCGACCTCGAAGTAGGCGGAAAGCCAGGGCGTGGACTCGATCGCCTGCTTCACCTCGTTCAGGCTGCTGTCCTCCATGGAGTTCATGAACTCCCGGCCGCAGAGGATCAGCCCGCGCTGCCCGGCCTGGGCTGCCATGTAGGCGCGCACCGCCGTCATGAGGGCGAAGGTGCGGGTCTTCGCCGAGCCCCGGCCGCCGTGCGCGCCGCGGTAGCGCGCCGGGCCGGTGAAGACCGGGATCAGCTTAGGCGGGATCTGGAGCTTTGCGACCGTCATCGGGCCCCACAAGCTGGATCACGCTCGGCAGCAGCGGCGAGCCGCCAGGGCCCGAGGCTTCCACTCGCTCGACGTAGAAGCCGGCCACCTTGCCGCGGTTTTCCTCGGCCCGCACCGCGGCCGTGAAGTCCTTCGACCGCTGCGCATCGAGCGACAGCACATTCAGCCGCGCCAGGTGCTGCGCCCGGGTGAACACGGCTTCGCTGGCGGCCTGCTCCTGAAGGTAGGCCACGCGGGCCTTCACGTCGTCACGGGCCGCCAGCATCGAAGCCTTCACGTAGGCGCTGGCCGGCTTCCATGCCGCGGCGTGCGGGTAGACGGTGATGTAGGCCTCGGTCTTCATGCTGCCGGCCACAAGCTCCTGCGCGAACAGCTCGTGCCGCGGCATGCGCAGCGGCTTCGCCCCGGGCTGCTGGCCGGGCTCTGCGGCCTGGGCCGGTGCGTCGTCGTCTTCAGTCATCGGTTCCCTCTCCGTCCCACTGCCGCACCTTCTTCCCCCGCGTCTTCGCCTTCGCCGACGGCTTCGGCGGCCTCTGCTTCGCCCGCCTGACCCGCTCGCGTTCCTGCCACTCGGCCGTCTCCTCGGGCCGCTGCCGGATCACCCGCAGCGTGCCGTCGGCGTAGCTGCGCTCGACACGGTACGGAGGCGGCGCGAACTGCTCGGCCGTGCCGAACCGGCCGCGCTTCAGGCTCTGCACCGTGGCGGCCAGGCCGAAGATGCTGCTCACCGCCACGGTCTGAACCGGCGGCGCGTCGGCGGCCGAAACCACGCGGTGCACCGGCGCCGGCTCGGCCAGGTCGTCGCGGTCCAGCTCGCGCAGCGGCGCGCGGATCGGCAGCTGCAGCAGGCAGGCGAGCGCCTGCACGGCCACCCGCCAGGGCCTGCCCGGCTTCGGCAGGGGTGAAGCGGTCGGCGCCGTCGGGATCGGCAGGTCGGTGAACAGCAGCATCTGGTCGGCTGGGTGGGTCATCCGGTAGGGGTTGATCGGGTCTTCGCATCCCACAGCGCCTTCATCGTCACGCGCAGCCGGTCGGCGGCGTCCTTGCCGCGGCGCTTCTCGACCGCCTCCAGCCAAGCGCGGCGCTCGTTCAGGGTCGGCAGGGCGGCGATGGCGCGGGCCTCGCACTCGTGGCGCCAGTGCTCGCTTGAGCTGCTGACCTCGCGGCCGTCGAGCAGGCGCACGAGGTTCACGGCTCCACCCTCCGCACCCGCCACGTCACCCCGGCCACCGTGAAGCGTTCCCCCACGCGCGCCAGGAACGGCGCCGACTGCGGGCCGCGGTAGCTCAGGCGCATCTCGGCCCACTTGCCGCGGCCTACGGGGACGCAGACGAGGGTCATGCCACCTCCAGACACGCCACCCGGACATGCACCCCCGGCGTCTCGGCGTAGGCCTTCCGCAGCACCACCTCGACCGCCTGCACGTCGTCCTTCCACGCCACGCCGTTCAGGCCGTCGCAGACCGCCTTGAGCACGTTGTCGGCGTCGGGCTTCTTCGTCGGGCGGATCAGGCCGGCCAGGGCGTCGCGCTGCTTGCGCTGGCTCCAGCTCGCGGGCACGGTGCAGCGCACGTCGAGTTCGATCCGGCAGGCGCCGTCGAACGGCTTCATGTCCCTCATCGCCTGCTGCGCGGCGTGAGCGACAAGGCCCTCATACGCAACGGTCTTGGCCGGCGTGAACATCCGGGCGTGCTGGCCGACCTTGCCGATGCGCGGCCGGCCCTTGCCCTGGGGCTCGCCGGGCACGGTGAAGCTGAAGGCGTTGAACATGGTCACTGGGGCATCTCCTTCGGGGTGGAAAACGTCTCGGCGAAGCGCACGCGGCGCTCGCAGGCGGCCAGCACGTGGCGCTGCTGGCCGTCAAGCGGGTAGCCCGCGGCTTGCAGGGCTCGGATGCGCTCGGCGGTTCGGCGGGCCTGCGACACGTCGATCCCCCCCGTGTCCAGGGCCTCGCGGCGCATGTCGGCCAGGGCTTCGTGGTCGGTCATTCGACCCCCAGCGCGTAGGGCTCGGCCGGGCCGGCTTCGTTGACGAAGCGCAGCGAGGGCTCGTCGAACCACAGTCGGATGCGGCCTTCCCATTGCCCGTTGCGCTGCTTCTCGACCGTCACCATCGCGTCGGGCTCGCCGGACTTCGCGTTGTTGCCCTGGCTCAGCTCCTGCTGCTTCGGCTTGTTCGCCCACACGGTGACGACGTTGTGGCACTGGTCCGAGATCGCGGCCGAGCCCCGCAGCTCGTACTTCGTCGGCGGCTTCGATTCGTCGCCGCTCTGCGGCTTGCGGCAGTGCGTCACGAGGTGGATGTGCAGCCCGAACTCCTGCGCGCTGCGCACCAGGTCGGTCACGAACTGCTTCTGCTCGTCGAGGTGCTCCTCGCTGGCGCAGACCATCATCATGCTGTCGACGATGACCTGCGTGCCCTTCAGCTCCTCGGCGAAGTAGCGCAGCACGGCCAGCAGCTGCGCCGGCTTGATGCGGCCCATGTGGTCGAACATCCAGAGCCGGCCGTCGGTCCAGGCGTTGAACCGCTCGAGCGTCACGAGGGCCGGCTTCTCGACCGCGAAGCACTGCCGGGCCATGCGCGCCAGCGTGTCGGCCGGGCTCATCTCGAAGCTGCAGATGAGCACGCGCTCGCGCTGAAAGCACAGGTCGAGCGCGACCTGCCCGGTGAACATCGACTTGCGGTGGCCGTTGTACCCGGCCCATGCCGTCACCTCGCCGGGCCGGAACTCCAGGCGCTGGCCCAGCTTCGTGGAGATCATCTTCGGCTGCCGCGCGCCGGGTTCCTTCGGCAGGAACTTGGCCGCCAGCAAGTCGGCGAAGCTGCTCGCCGGCCGCACCTTCACGCGGGCCTCGGTGTCCCGCATGTAGGCGTTGAAGTCGAAGTCGTCGGGGATCAGGTCAGCCATGCTCGGCCTCCAGAGCCGCGATGCGCCGGCTCAGCTCGTTGATGTCGCCGCCGGCATACAGCGGCAGGGTGTCGCGCAGCAGCGGCCGGTCGGTGGCGTAGCCCAGCACCACGAGGGCGCCGGCACGTTCGGCCGCCGTGCACCAGGCGGACACATCGGCGCCGCTGTGCGCAGGCCCGACGACAACGACGCGCAGGCCCACCAGCAGCCGCAGGTCGGTGGACTCCGGCCGGTCCTGCGGGCCGGGCATCAGCCACGCCTCATCGGCACGCTGGCCCGGCCGCTCGTGCAGCGACAGCACCACGCTCGACGGCGTGCGGCGGCGCATCCGCAGGGCGATCAGCTCGGCAGCGCCCCTCATTCGGCCCCCGCGAAGATGTCGCCGCCAGA